ATACCTGAGTAGGTAGAACCGAGGTGAAGGATGGGGTCGGTGCCGAGGTTGTAACTGACGGGAACCCGATCAGTTTCGCGGTATATTCCAGCATCCCATCGGCATTAAATGTCAGACCAAAATCTGTAACCTGACATCCCGGATAGTACCGAGTGTTAGCGGAATAGAAATCTGAAATAGTAATGGCTTTAGGTTGTGCGTCAGCGGTTGAACCTACGGCGTTCTTGAGTGAAATAGCGTGGGTGTAGGGAGCAGATGCGCCAGTTGTGACAACATCTCCCATAAGTCCAGCAATCCAGAAACCGACGGTATCGGCAAAGACTGGCCCACCAAGATCAACAGTTGAATTCTTGCGACCTTGCAGATAGTTGTAGTTCGTCACCATTGAGCCACGAATTCCCGTGTCGTATAAAGGTGCGATCACATCTACTGGCTTAAATGAATTAGCCGTAATTGGAATGAAGTTTGTTGCCGCGACTGGCGTACCTTTGGTGGTTTCAAGAGCCACCCCTAAATACGATTTGACGGATGCTTGTGCTAATGCCATGTCACTCTCCTACTGTCGCTGTTGGAACATCTGTTGGTGAATCTGTTACATCTGTTGGTGTCGCTGGCTCTACATTGTGAGCCGTGAAATCATCTGGAGCCTCAAAGACTTCATTTGGTTGGACTACTTTGGCGATAGAGGGAAATGTAACCTCTGTATTACCTGTGTATTTGAATTGCATTTCTCTCCTATGCTTGAATCATTTGTGTTACGGGGAATCGAATAACTGCCCAGATGTCAATGACTCCATCATCATCAACCTCGGGAACGCCATAACTGACACGAATTGAAGGCTCCGCGCCTTGCCATACTAGGTTTCCGCTAGGGTCTCCAAATTGGTGATCTGAACGAAGCAGGTCTTTAATGTTGTCAATGAGGACATCGAAATTATCCATAGCGTCCTCAACTTCGCCGAAAAGGGCGTGGAAGAACACTTGAATCGCAGCGTCATAATCAACGCGCTTAATTCCGTTAGTTGAGCCACCGATTGCCAGGCGAGTTTCATCTTCCGACTCAATGTGAATACATACGGCAGAGAGGTAATCCTGTCCAGGCAGAGCATTAACAGACCAGTCAATTAACTTAGGAAAAGAGCGAAAGGTCTGGTTAATCCCCACGATGTTTGGCGGGGCGATAAAACTGGCGAGAGCCGCGCGAACGGCGGCGCGACCTTCATACATTTATCTGACCCTACGGAACGGCAAGAGTAAATCTTGAGCGATAGCGAAGTCATCAGGTATTCCGCGACTTCCGCTCATTGGCTTAGATGGGGTTGAGGTTACGCTCATTACCATTGACTTATCCCCACGAATCTTGAGGAAGCCAGTAGTTACTAAGATCGCAGCTTGCTTAATGGAAGCAGGTAGGGACGAAATGGCGATTCCCGCATTATGCGAGTATTGAAGCGGGCTAACTAAAGTAATGGTTGGCGAACCGTAAACATAACTAGACGATACCGTAACCAATTCCGAATCTGTTCCGTCATAGATATTAAGTTGTTGTCCAGCGGTTATGCCTGTCGGAGTATTTACAACCAGAGAAGATTGACCTTGAACGGCGGTGACAATGGTCGTATTCGGATAGCCCGCGACATAAGAAAGATTGATGTATAACTCAGAGCCCGGCACTCCACCCCAGCCAAATTGAAGCGGTCCAGCAGATGAAGCGAAAGATAGATTTGATAGTGGGACGATGATCTGCTGATCTTCAATCCATGTCGTAGATAGGTCGGCTACTGAATTAAGGTTGCCAGGTGTTCCATAATTAAACGATGTCACAGCAACGATAGGCGAATACTTGGGGTGAACCTTAACTGTGCCGTCTCTTGATACGCGAGCGCGAAGGTTTTCGGTTTGACCTGTTGCCGCCAAAACCTGATTACAGTACGAGTCAATCCATGAAGAAGCGCGAACAATGGTGTTGTAGAGTTCCGCATCTTGAACATTGGGGTCTTGTCGGTTATTCGCGCCGAGATTAGAACCTGTTAAGTTGTTAGTGCTAATTCCTGTTGGCGCGGCTTTATATTCAAGAATAGTAAGATATGGCTCAGAGAACTCCTCTGTTGTGCCTGAATAAGCATTAGCCATTTATCTCTCCGCATCGTGAGCATTTCTTGAAAACTGAGTTAAATCCACACTTGCACGCATAACCACCAGAAGAGATGACTCCCCCAGCTATGACGAAACCTTGTTCTTTTAATTGTTTAAGTAGGCGCGTGTCATTAACTTCGATCAAACCATCTGCGCCAGCGTTAAAAGATTGCTTGCCTTGCGGGGTTTCTAAATCAAATCCCCTCATTGTGGAAATTGGTGCTACTTTCATTATGCCCTCTCAATAGAGAAGGGGGCGAGTCTCCCCACCCCCTTCAACTTATTTAGTTATCAGACAACCGTCTTAGGCAAGATTCCAGAAACGGCACCGTTCCAACCCGGAGCGTATGACAACAATGTGCCACGCCAGTAGGTTGAGATGTCGCTAGAGAATTGAATCTTAGGCCATGAGAGTTGTAGGTAATCCTGAACATTGCGGACTTCCCAAATGTTTCCAACATTGCTGTCAGCATAAGGAAGTGTGTATGAAAGGATTGGGGCTGTTCCCTGCAAGATGTAAGGGTGAACGGTTGTTGAGACCAACTTACCTGTTGCTGGGTTCAAGATGTCGCCGAGTGTGATACCGCCAACGACTTGACCCACTTCATTTTGGAAGAGGTTAGCGCGGTAGTTAGCACCGTTAGAAGAGTTAAGGAAGGCATAAGCCAACTGTGAGCGATCTACGCCACAGAACCAAATCTCATCTGGGTCAGCGAGGTTATTGGTGTACATCTGAGCGAGTGTCTGCATAAATTCAAGACCAGGTGTGACGGTCGAGAAAGTTGAGTTAATCGCGTTGTTGTAACCAGATTGTGAGCCAAGGACATAAGACATGATTCCGTCATAGTTGTATGCAGAAGCGGTTGTGTCTGTTGCGCCTGTTGGCTGATTTCCTGTTGATGGAACTGTGCCTGAAATTACGAAGGTGTTTACTGTTGCGGAAGCAGCAGGTGTTGAACCCTTGAAGTAGGCAGTTGTAGCAACCGAGGAGGTGTTAGAGAGGTAGATGTTGTATTGAACGGCACCGACTACAGGTGTGATCTTAACATCAATGACATTGCCTGATGTGGTTGTGATTGTTCCGATATAGAAAGGAACAGACTCGCCGATACCAGATGAAGCAGTAACCCATACATAGTAAGCGGTTGCTGCAAGTGCGGTTTCGCCTGCTACTGCTGTGCGCTGTGAAAGTGTTGCAGCGGTGACAGGTCCGAGCGCGCCTTGGTAGGATGATGCGGTTCCGCGAGCATAGAGGAACAACTTCTCTTCAGAAATCATTGAAGAATAGAGAGCAGTCTCAGATGAGAGAGCCAGCAAATCTTCGTATCCATAGCCAGAGTATTGAGCATCGAAGGTTACTGCATCAGACAGAGAGTTCGAGACATACGGGAAATCTTTATCTGTTGCGTTGTAAGCGATCTGTGGTCCACGATTAAGCCAGAGAGAGTTAGCAGAACCAGTATTTGCGAAGTTGTTCTGTGTTGCCTCACCGATACCAGGGTTTACGAATGCAAGAGCAGAGGTAATGGCGTTGGTGTAGGAGTTGATCTTCTTAATACGGGCGGTTGCGCCGACACCCTTTGTGCGAGGGAGCTTGTTGCGAAGAGGTGTTGGGCGAGGTACGAGTACCTTTGCAGGGGCTTGGAGATCGTAAGCAACAAATCCGCTTGAAAGTGGAACGGTGGTTGTGATTTCCTTACCAATGAAGTCAGACTGTGAAGCAAGTGCGGTTTGAAGCGCAGCCATAGCATCAGGTGAGAGTGACTTGTTTGTCATAAGTGAAGTGAGTTGATCTACTGTTGAAGCAGCCTTCTCGAACTTGACCTCGCTACCTGCTTCGATGTAGGTAGTAATGCGGTCATCGGTTGAGTGGTTGGCAATAGACTTCTTGATTTCACTCTTAAAGATTTCGTACGATTGAACGGCTTCGGCTGGGGATTGTCCAGCGAAAGCCTCTTGGAGATTGAGTTTAGACATTTGTTTCCTGTTCGTTTAGAGGAGTAATACCGGCAGCCTTGAAATGCTTCTCGGACAGTTCGCGGTATCCCTTTGCTGTAAATGGGTCTGTTGCTGCGTCGGCTTTTTGCTTGTAATCCCACGCCTTAAACAGATCGTCACTTTGTGTTTCTGGTTTTGGAGCAGTCGCGGTGCGCTTTGGTCCACCCGCAACAGCCTTATTCAGCGCCTCTGCTAACTCAGTCTCTAGTTTCGCTGCCTTTTCTTTAACCGACTCGTTTTCGGCTCTCAGATCAGCAACCTCTTTTTCAAGGTCTGTGGTAGCACTCTTGGCTTCTTCCGATTCCTCGGAAATCTCTTCAACTGCGGGGGTTTCTGCGGTCTCTTCGACGACAGGTGTTTCCTCGGCAGGTGCTTCTACGGCAGGAGGGACATCCGTCTCATCTGCTTTTACTACTTCGGCAGATGCCGACTTATCTGTTTCCATTGTTTCTCCTTGTTGTAGGGATTCCACCCACTCTTCAAATTCTTGTTGCCAAATCCAGTTTGTGAGGCAGGAAAGGGCTTGAACAATTTGCTCAAGTGAGTAAGTGTCATTTTTGTCATCGGATGCTTCACTTGCGGCATCGGAGACGAGTTGTGAAATTGCACGACGAGCGACCTCTGCGGTATCAGCATCGAACTTAGTTACATCAGCGTCAATAGACTTTAAGACCTCAATAGCCTTGGTGATGTTCCAGTCCTCGGGAAGTTGATCTACGGCGTTAAGGGCCCGGGCGCGACGGATAATGTGCTTCTTGACTGCTGACGGGTTCTTTGCGCGACCAAATGCTTGAATAGCGTTCTTGAGGTCTGCGACATTAGCGATTGGGTAAGAACCGTCTGGCATAGCTGCGCCACGATCTGCCAAGCGCTTGCGCTCTTCATCAGAGACTTCGCGCTTAAAGATTTCAGTAGGTAGCGGAGCCTTAAATTCTTTGTATTCCTCAACGGCAGTTAAATCGCCATTAAGCGCCTTTGCGATAGTCAGTTTTGCATTGGGATTTGCGGGGCGATCAACGAGTGAAACCTCGATAATCTCTCCACCGATAATCCGACCATTCTTAGCGATGTTATCTTTGATAACGCGAGCGCCCTTAATGCCGATTGAGAAACCCTTGAGTACGCCAGCATCAACTTTCTTAACAGAGTTAGGGTCAATAACGCGAGCGCGGATGTAATGTCCATCTGCCTTTTGCTCATATTCGGTTGCGACACCTGCCGCGATTGCAGAGTGTTGTTCGCGGATGTTGCCCCATTCCATCCACTTAGGCATGGCGGTCTTGAGCCAGTTGTCATCGCAAATCTGCGAATCCATATCTACTGAATCGTCAGTAGCCTTGCCGTAAACCATGAGAGAGCCATCTTCTTGCTTCTCTGATTTTGTGATAGCGAAGAAGGAGTTAAGTTGTTCGTCCATTAGTTGCCTGCCGTCCAGATGTAGGAGATTGATGTGCTAGATGCTGAAGCGATGACATTAAGAGGAGTGTTCGCCGTAACCTCAAACGTATCCTTGCTATTTGCGGCAATAGGAAAACCTTGGGTAACGCCAGAACTTGTTACGGTTCCATCTCCAACATAGATAGTTGCGCTACCGCTGTTATTAGAGATTTTGAGTAGGGCGCGTTTCCAACCAGCGGGTGCGGTTAGTTGATATGCGCTCGTCCCTATCGTTATGGTGCCATGATTAAGGGGTGCGGTCATTGTTTCTCCTATTGGTCAGTGGGGAAAAAGGGTGCGATGTCGCACATACAGTTTGGATGGACTGGAGGCTCGCCGGAAGGCCATGAATCGTTAATGTCTATTGGTGAGGCGGCGAGATTGTCTAAACACTCATCATCTGGGTCTGCGACTAAATACTCCAACATGGGGACATTGGATTCTT